CAGTCATCTTAACAGCGGAATTGCTGAAAGATGCAGAGGTCTTAGAGAGTGCTGGAGGATTGCCCTCAGAGTACTGGAGACCAAGAGGAAGCCAACCAGAACCAATAGCTTGAGCAGCCCTATTGAACAGGAGAGCTCCACGCTCACCAGTCTTGATTATGAACTTACGATTGCCAAAAGCAATCTTACCCTCGGAAAGCTCATAGAGAGCATCAAGGATATAAGTCATAATGCTGGCAGTATCATTGTAGTAAACAACATTACCAGCCTCAGCCTGCTCGAAAATACCAGAACCCATACGAATGACATTGCCAGACTTACCGAAGTTCAGGTACTCACCATTGGCATTACGGTTGGAACGACCAAATGCAAGAGCCCTATTCTTATAGCCAGCCCACTCAAGAGCAAGCTGCCAGTCAACATAGTGCATCCACATCTTGTCAACAGACTTGATTTGCTGGCCATTCTTACCCTCTTGTACCATAGGAATGCCAAAGGCAACCTTCTTATTGTACTTATTTCCAGGGACCTTATGCTGGATACGAATGGTTGTCCACTCACCACGCATAGAGACTGGAGAGGTAAAGCGAATGTCACCAACCTTACGGGAAAGTTCCTTCTCCACAGGAGCGTACTCAACGCTGAAACGCTCACCAAGGAGGAGTCTCTCAGGAGGAACACCAGTAGTGTTACCACCCATAAGCTCAGTCTTGTAGACATAATTAGTTCCTTCCATCTGAGGGTCTCCCAGAATACGGAACATATACTTCTCGTTGAGGTGTCCTACAATCACTTCGCCATCCGCGAACCAAGCCTCACCAAAGACGAGATAAATAGGATTTCCACCAATACCAGCATTGGTAGCAGTATCCTTGGTTATAACACAACCATTCTCATCACGGGCTTCCACAAGTGGAATATTGCGACTGGCCGAAGCAAGAACATCCCAATAAAACTCATCATCCGTCTCAAACTCCCTTGTAGGGAACTGAGCAAGGAACGATTCAAGAGTGTTACCCACATTGTAAGCCTGAAGTTGAACGATAACATCAGAGGCACGTTGGGGCTCACTCTGGAACAGAGCTGAGAGGTGATTATCAGTGGTCATTCCTGCCCAACCGTTAAATCCCAGCATCTGATACTTATTCAGAGTAATTTTACCTGCCATAACAGTTTTTAGGTTTTACATTATTATTATCCAATATCAAGTCTTTTTCTTCCACTTGAACGAGGGTATCCATCCTCATCGCCCTCCATAAAATGAAGACTACCACCTTGGCGTTGACCTTGGACTCTCCTTTCAATCTCTTGAAGATTACTTCTGACTTTTTTATTTACACTCTTATTAAGCAAATTGCCCATTTTAGTAAAACCATCAGTCAAGGAATATACAGTTCCAAGCATCACCCTAAATTCAACTGGATGCTCATCAGCATAAAGCTGAACAGCAGTAAGCTTTTCTCCTTCGTCATTTACCTTGACTACCTTGGTCATAGCATCATAGGCTTTTTGCCTTGTAGCTCTATCAATAGGAATGTCATCAAAAAGTGTCTTACTTTCAAGTACAGCCTTCTTGAATTCAGCAGTCTCCTGAGCAACTTTTTGCTCCTCTTCCTCTCTCTCTCGCTTTCCTTCATTCACAGCTTCATTGTACTTTGTCCTAAAATACTCAGTTACTGATTCAAGTGCATCCTTTGCATCATCAATATCAGTTCCTGATGACATTATCCTTTCAACTTGCTTTTCAGCCCTTTCTGGACTGAAACCCCTGTTAATATAGTCTTGCTTGATAATTGTCCTTCTCAAATTGCTTCCTTGTTCAGTTTCAGCAACAAGAGCTTTTTCAGTAATGCTTTCAAGATTTGTTATTGTCCTTTCATACTGAGATATTACATTTGGTTGCAATCCAGCATCAAGGGCATCCTTAACTCTCTTGGTAACATCATCAAGTCTTGCGTTAACCTCATTTTCAGATGCCTCTGAGAATGAGTCAGCATCATTGACTTTATTAACAGTTTCCTCATCAAGGAATTGAAAGAGACCATCCCCGTATAGAGCTTGGGCAAAGGAGGAATAAAGGTTTGAACCTTTGGGAGAAGAACCAGCATTTTCAGGGCTGGTCTCTTTTGTTTCCTTGCTATCCTTATCATCCCCTACGCTCTCTGGACTCAGTTCATTGCTATCATCATCACCAAAAAGGTATGCTGCATCAACTTCGCCCTCAGGGAGTTTATTTTCTTTTTCTTCTGGGTTGTCATCCTGATTATTATCAGGTGTCTTTTGGGAGGTATCTTCAGTATCTTCACCAAAAATATCCTCAGCATTTACGAAGTTACCCATAAAAACCTCGCTGTTGCTAAACAGTGAATCGTTCATATTATCTTCTC